CCTGAGCCACCAGTTGTTCCTGAGTTATTACTACCGCCACCACCGCCGCCGCCAGTACAACCTAGTCCATTAAATGATGACGAGTTGCCTTGATTTCCTATAGTATCCCCACCAGGAGCGCCTCCACCTACAGTAGCAGTAATAGCGCTTCCACCTACAGTAACAGTTGCACTACCTGTTTGATACCCACCAGCACCGCCACCGCCATGGTATGCCGCACCACCACCACCAGCTACAACTAAATAAGAAATGGTGTAGGTAGGAGCATTTGGCTGGGTGTTATAAAAATCACTAAAAGCTAGTGCGCCAGATGAAAATGTAAAAGGACCGCCTGAAGAGGTGTAATACGATGTGCCACGATAAGCATTTATATTGAGTCCTCTACCGAACTCAGTATTGATATCATTTAAAGAAATTTGTCCCGATGCTGGTAAAGTCATTCCTTCTACCTCTTAAGTAAGCATTGTCCAACGTTGTACACCGCCACCAGAATAATTAAATTGCCAAGTTGCGCCAGAAGGAATAATTATAAATACCCCAGTGTTAGTGTTTCCATTTGCACCAGACGAACTACTATTATCAACCCCGTTTACAGTGAAATAACCATTTCCGTTAGACCATCCAACAGTCATAGCAATAGGGTATCCATAGTTATTTGTATAACTACTATTTATTGAGTAAGTACCGCTTGCATCCGACCAAACTTCTCCAGTAATACCTAATCCTAATTTAACTCCTGAAGAAGCAAGAGTAGTTGAAGTCCAAGATGTGCCATTAGACACCAATAAGTTACCAGAAGTGCCAGGAGATACTGAGTTAATTCCAGAAGTGCCATTACCTGTAAGAACAGCGTTAGCCGTTAAAGTAGAGCGCCCAGTACCGCCATTAGCAACTGCAACGTTTCCAGTAACATTGGTTGCATTTGTTGCGCTTGTAGCAGTTGTAGCAGTTGTAGCGCTTCCCACTGCTAAAGTGGATTGATCTACCCAAGTTGGTACTGATGTACCGTTAGATTTAAGAATCTGACCGCTTGTACCGTTTGCAATAAAACTAGTTGTTCCAGCAGCGCTTTGGTAAGGGATTTGACTGGCAACTCCTCCAGCAATATTTGTAGCCGTTGTTGCAGTTAAAGAACCAGATAACTCAACCATTGCCGTACCAGTACAATATGCAAACACGGTTCTACCGTTTAAAATGGTTAAAGCAGTTCCACCAACAGGTTTAAAGTAAGCAGTAGCACTTGCACTAAGGCTATTAGTAATCATGTATAGCTTTTGCTGTGCTGGACAAATAACATTATAAGTAGCGTTTTGACTACCTGTAATAATAATTACAGCATTTCTGGCTTCATCTGATGCCCCGTTATAGTCGCTAAGGGTATAGTCAGCATTAGCCATTGTGATTGTGGTTTGACCAACAATAGCTTGTTCTAGCAGAGTTCCAAGATTGGTATTGGTTGTAGTACCCCAAGTACCAGATTGATCTCCGCTACCAATAAGTTCTAGCTTTAAACTAGTTGAGTATGTAGATGCCATAGTATTCCTTATTAACCCGTATTAACCTGAGTAAAAACAGTAGGTTGCGAGTTATCTATTTGACTCCAATTTGGGGTCTGATTATCGTTAATTATAAACCAACCACCACCAATTTCACTGGTGGCTAAAACAATAACTTCTGTTTTGGAAACTACAAATGCTGCTATTACGGTTGGGGCATCGGCAGAATTAATATTTTCAGATACAGAACCTACAAAAGAAGTTACCACTGTCTGGCTATTAGCTACAGAACTAATAGCTTCAGTTACTGCCACTGCCCAACCACCTACCTGTATAGAAGCCAAAGAATTAATGGTTTCTGTGCTGGAAACTGCATAGGTTGGAAGCCCTAATGGGGCATCTGCCATAGAGTTTATAGACTCAATAATGGATGCTAAAAAAGCTAATGCTTGTGTACTTGAATCTGTAAATGAAGATATGTTTTCAGATACTGATCCCGCAAATCCTGCTATAACGGTTTGGGCATCAGCAGCAGTCCATGCTTCTGTTCTGTCAGTTACAAAATTAGCATTACCAACGGGTATATCTGCTGCGGTTAAAGCTTCAACAATAGCATTTGCAAACGCAGCAGTAGATGTAGGTATATCTGCCGATGATATATTTTCTGCAACAGAACCAGCAAAAGTTGCTATTACTGACTGAGAATCTGCTGTAGTAATTGCTTCTGTTACATCCCTAAAATACAGATATGATCCAGTAGAAGCATCCGCTGCGGTTAAAGCCTCAATAACTGCGCCAACATAATCAAGTATTTGACTATCTGAATTTGCAACAGCAATTGCTTCAGCTACAGAATCTCCATAAACAACATATTGTCCTGGTGTTGAATACGGAACCTCAGAATAACTATTGAATCCGTACATTATTTAGCCTTTAATGTATCAACTTCTGCCTTTAATTCTTTAATTGCTTGAAAAGCTATAGCTACTAATTTATTGTAATCTACTGCCAAAGTGCCATCTTCACGGATTCTTACGGCAATTGGAAATGTTTTTTGTACATCTTGTGCAATAACACCAAAATCAGACTTTGTAATAAAATAACCGTCTTCTCCGCCATGTGCTTCTAAATAAGAATCTGTCCAATCAAAAGTTTTTCCACCAATTACGTCTACTTTTTCTAAAGCATTTGGAATTGGTTGAATGTTTTCTTTTAATGTTTTATCTGAAGAATAATAAGCTGTAATGTTACTGGTAGCCCGAATTTCACCAGCCGTGCCAGAAGCTGCTGTATTAACACCTAAAGACGTAATATTGGCGGCAGTTGCTGTAAGAGAAGTAATAGTTCCAAGAGAAGTTAAACTAGAAGCAGTAACTCCAGAAGCTAATGTTGCACCAGTTAATGTCCCAGCCGCTGCTGCTGGTGCTGCTTGCCATGTTGGACCAACTCCAGCACCGTTAGATGTTAAAACTTGACCAGAAGCCTGAGTAGCGTTATTTGTAGAAAAAGCGGTATATCCAGCAGGATAAGTTACAAACACATCTTTTGTGCCAGCGGTAAATGAAACAGCAGATCCAGAGTTACTGGAAGCTAATATGGTTGTGCGTGATAATGTCGTTCCAGAGGACGTGTATGTGCCAATACCCACTTCCCATTCGGTAGTGCCTGTATTAAAAATACAATAGTAGGTAGTGTTGGCATTACCAACAACAGAAAAAGATTGATAGCCAGGTACAGCACCCAATAGAGTGGCTGTACCAGTACCTACTATAGTCGAGGTTTCCCTGACACGATCATATAACGCTAAAGCCATAATAGGCTCCTAGATTAAGACGTTGCTGTGGTGCTATAAGTAACCGCTAAAGAGTCACCGTTTGCTACGATTTTGCTACCGCCAGTAAAGCTACCAGCAGAATACAAAATACCAGTAGTGGTATCTTTAGTTGCTGATGCGCTTGCACCACCGTTAATAAAGCAACCAATAATTGTTCCTGAACTTGTCATAGAGAATGTCAAGGCAGAAGCAGCTTTAGTAGTTACGTTAGATGGAGTAGTTCCAGAAGAAGTAGCAGCAGACCAAGATGGAGCCTGACGATTACCTGTGTATGTAGGAGCGTTAGCCAAACCAGCTTCTAACCAAGTATGGGAAGACATGGTGTCAGCGGCTGTATAAGTTGCTGTACCTGTGCAAAGACCCAAGTAGTTAGCGCCAGCAGCAGTACCACCGCCTGTACCAGTAGCGCCAAAGTAGTAATCAAACAAAGCTTGTTTACCTACAGCGTTTACTAGATTAGGGGCATCTTCTTCCCACTTAATGTTGCCATCTTTGTCACGGCAAACAACGTGGTATATACCTTGAATACCTACTGTTTCATTGTGTCCAGCGCCACGAGTAACGGTTGCGTCACACTTGTCGCCAAAATTTGATAGTTCATTGCTCATAAAAACTCCTTAACTAAAACGAATAATGGCATATGTAGCATCTGCCGTTGGAAAAGTCACTGTGAAAGTGCCGTTACAGGTCTTATCTGACCCAAAATCTAACACTGCTACAGCCGCATTTGTAGTGCTATTGTAAATCAATGCCCCCCTACAGGTAAAGGCAGCGGGGTTCCATGTAACATTGTTAAAAGATACATAGGCTGTTTGACCACTGCTGGCTGGAACTATAGGGGTAAGGGTTTTCCCGCCCGCTGTATAGCCTGTGCCAGTAATTTCATTGGTGGTTGTGTAAGTAAGTGTCGTATATGACAAGTCTGCTAAAGCCGTATAAAGGGCTATTTTGTACACATAAGAAGTTCCAGCGGCAAAATTCTCTAAACCGCTTAAAACGTTCTGTTTAAACACCGTACATTGACCTTGTTGGATAGTCATTAGAGTCCTTTAGCTTGTAGCTTAGTTTGACCATCACGGTAAGCATCACCACGCTCCAGACCATCGCCAAGGCGTTTGGCTTGACCAAGGGCTTCTTCATACATTTTTTGATAGTAAACAACAAGGTCTTGCTCGCCCTTCATAAAGAGCATAGCTTCACGCATAGCACCATAAAACAATACTGGATCATAGTTATCGCCCAGCCAACTTGTGCCATCGGCATTACTTATGGTAGCAACGGTACAAGCAAAACCAGAACCAGTTCCCCCTAAATAAGAATTGTCTGCGCTTAGGGTATTCCCTACTGTATAAAAATTGCCACCAGTAGTGATTGTTACAGCCGTAACTACGTTGCCAGCTACAGTAATGGTTCCAATTGCCCCAGCACCATTCCCGCCTGTTAGTGGAACGTTAGCGTAAACCCCATTAGTATAGTTAGATCCGCTAGTAATAGACGTATTTAAAGTCTTTACCATACCCTGAACAATAGATTCTGGGTAGAAGAAATAATGAAGTTCTACGCTGTAAGCGGAATCTGGGGTTGGTCCAAGAATAAAACTTAACTCATTTGGGTAGGTATACTGCGGCCCAAACAAAGCATAATACTGGGGTAAACCAGTAGATGTTGGCAATGGATATGCTTCTCTAATAAAGTTGACATCTTTGTTTAATAAAAAAGAATATGTTCCACTTCCGTTAATGACTGCCAAAGAATAAGTAGCTAAATAATCATCTGGGGCAGATAAATATTTATTACTTGCAGTTAAAGTCCCTGTTACGTTTTTGCGTAAAGAAGGAAATTGAACTGTATTGAATATACGTTTTTCAGCTTCTTGAACAAAAGTAGGAATATTCGTTATAAATAACGATTCCGTATTTTCAGAATAATCCTGTATTGCTTGATACAGTTGAACGTAATTCATTATGGTTTACCCTACTAGGCCATTGGCCCACGAGCTTTAATACCTTTGGTAGCAGCGCCATTACCACGAGTAACAATGCCTTCTGTCTTTTCTCTTGCAACACCTAAGCTAACGCCATTAGGCAATGGATCAGTTAAGTTAATGTCTTTAGCTGCTTTGGTATACATATAAGCACCGCCATCAACCATAGGCGCATTACCAGCTTGTACGGAAGCGCCGTTTTTGGCATACTTAGATGCATCTTTGTTTTCTTTAGCGTGACCTAAAGGATACTTTTCAGTAGGTGTTATTTTAACTTTTTTTTCAACAGTCATGATTAGCGACCTCTTTGGTTAGCACAACGAGCTAAATTACGACCCATAGATTTGTAATTAGCATTTAATTTGCTTTTGGTGGCTTTAGGGCCATTGTCAATTATTTTTGGTCCATCGTTAGGAAAAACCTTTGCATCAGTTTTACCTTTTTTTACTACTGGACCATCTGCTGCTTTTTTATATCCCATGATTTACTCCTAAGTTGTTGATATTGTTACTGTACCTACTGCACCCACCGCAATCAAGTAGTTTGGTGTTAATACAGTATCAAAGCTACTCGCAC